TTACAGAAGTTTCTTTACCTTCAATCTCTGCTATCGCTTCGCGCCTCATGGTTTCGTACATCTTGGATTGTTCAGGTGTCATCTCGACAATTCGTTTAGTAAAAACTTTGTCCGGTAAATCTAAGCAGTCTGATTTCAATACCCGGTAAGAATATTGATCCACTTTATGATTTAATTCATCTAATCTTTGATATCCAACAATCTGTTTAAAACTATGACTACCCATGTTTCTATTTACTAATTGACAATATCTTGCCTTAAATGTGTAAAACGAAGAGAAATCTAAGAAGAAAGGATCAAGAAAATAGGACTGTGTGTACAAATCCATAGGAGATTTAGTAACAGGAGAGCCTGTTAAAATACGACGATACTTTGCAAGTTGTCGTAACTTGATAATGTTTTTTGTGCGTTGTGCGGTAGGTGATTTAATTGTTGTGCTTTCATCGACAGCCATAAGAGCGACAAAGCCACTAAGAAATTTATTTGCAATCTCTATTCCTTTCTTGGTTGCAAAAGCATCAATATTCATCAGAAAGATGACGAACTTATTTTTGATCGTAAACATCTCAGATAATAATTTTAAATTAGTTTTAGTAGTTTTAGGTGACCACGTTACAACATGGTGATCAACATGATCGGGCATATGTGTTGGTATTTCAGATTGTTCCCAGTTACGGTACACACCTTTTGGAGCAACGATCAAGGCTCCATTAATTTTTCCTTTGTCATAAAGCATTGCACAATTGTCAATAAGAACTTTAGATTTACCAGTTCCCATTTCCATAAACAAAGCAAATGCTTCTTTATCCCACGATGCGCCCAATGCTTTTAACTGATGCTCATACGGCACTGTTTTAAATTTGTAATCCATCGGTGGCCTTTTATTATTTCTGCTAGCTACTCTATATTTTTTAACTTATAATTCAATTAGAAAAGATTATGACAGTTTATGTAGTGCAAGAAGCTTTTGGTAAAAATATTTTGCCTGCTGAAAAATATGGAGAACTTGTTTTGTTGCTAGAATACAACAGACAAATTGTTTTATCAGCAGGTCCCACCGTGAGAATTTTAAAAGAAAAATTAAAAAACTTTAACGATAACGATTATTTACTTTTAATGGGCGACCCTGTGGCAATGGGGATCGCAACAGCTATTGCATCTGACGCCAATCGTGGTAAAGTGAAATGTTTAAAATGGGATAAACGTGAAATGCGTTACTATCCTGTTGAATTCGATATTCATGAGAAAGGATTAAAGCATGGTGAATTTTGAAGATGATGCTAAAATCAATATTAGCAACAATAATCTTGATGAGGTAAGTCAACTTTGTCAAGAACTCAGCAATCTTGAGAACGATATCAAATCATACGAAGATACGGTAAAGGATCTAAAGAAAAAAGCTGAAAAGTTATCGATGGAGGTCATCCCTGAAAAAATGACTGAACTTGGATTAAAGTCTGTAGAACTTAATGATGGTTCTAAATTAAAAATAGCAGAATTTATTCAAGCTCGAATTAGTGATGAAAATAAAGAAAAGGCGTTTTCATGGTTACGTGAAAATGGCCATGGTGATCTCATCAAACATAATCTTTCTGCATCCTTTGGTCGAGGTGAAGATGACAAAGCACAGGACTTTAAAAAACGTGCTGAGGACATCGGTCTTGATCTAATGGAGAAAGAGTGGGTGGAACCTATGACACTCAAAGCTTTTGCTAAAGAGCAAGTAGCTAAAGGCTCTGGTATCCCAATGGATACCTTTGCTATCTACATAGGTAATAAGACGAAAATAACTAAAACGTAAAAAGGAAAAACGAAAATGGCAAATGCTAAAAATGAGACAGGCGCAGTAGCTGTCAAAAAACAAACTGCTGTAGTAGCGGCTAGCTTCTTAGAAGATGATGCTGCTAAAGGGTTAGAGGGTATTCAACAAGAAGACCTCGCGACACCTAGAATAAAAGTCTTAATGGCTTTATCTCCTGAGCTAAATGAAGTGCCTGATGCAAAAGCGGGTATGATTTTTAATACAGTATCAGGTGAATTGTTTGACGGAGCTCAAGGTATAAGAGTTCTCCCTTGTGCTTATGTTAGACAATACGTTGAATGGCAAGATAGAGGACAAGGATCAGGTGCACCTGTAAATGTGTATGGATCTGATTCCGACATCTTAACTCAGACCACTAGGGATAATAATAACAAAGATAGATTAGAAAATGGTAACTACATTGAGACCTGTGCTAATCACTTTGTATTAGTAGTAGGAGATGACGGACAAGTTTCTCCCGCAGTCATTATCATGAAGTCTACTCAGTTAAAGAAAAGCAGAAAGTGGAACTCCATGATGAATGGATTAGTCTTACAAGGTAAGAATGGTCCATACAATCCTCCGGCGTTTTCAAGATTTTATAACTTAAAAACTGCCTTGGAAGGTAATGATAAAGGAAAGTGGCACGGCTGGGATATCACTGCCGGTGAGTGGATTACAGATGCAGATGCTGACTTGTATGCGCAAGCAAAGAAGTTTTCTGATTCTGTGAGAAGCGGTAAAGAAACCGTGAAACACGAACAGGATGATAGTAAGTCTAGCGGAGAAGTGCCGTTCTAGGTTTCGGTCCATCATGACAGGGTTCGCGTTGATCCTGCTATAAAGATCATGGGTGGGGACCGAGGGTGTGTTTTAGACCCGTAATTTTTGCCACTCATGATCAAGACGCACAGGGAGAACTCATGCTAGAAAAGTTTATAGAAATATTTAGTGGCTTAGATCGTGCTCACGGTGTTTATAAGAAGGGAGAAACACAGAACGGGATCAAACAAAAAGGTAAAGCTTTCATCAAGAAAGAACCTGTCACTAATGATTTGTGGCAGAAACACTTAGACGGCGAGGAAAGTCTAGGGATAATTCCAGTAAGAGATGCTATAAAAGATTTAGACGGTGAAATAATTACACCGAGTACATGTAGTTGGGGATGTATTGATATAGACACATATCCCTTGGATCACGGAGCAGTGATCAAAAAAGTTAGAGATTTAAAATTACCTTTAATTGTTTGTAGATCAAAGAGTGGAGGTGCTCACTTATTTATATTCACGAGTGAACCTGTAGAAGCAAAAATATTAAAAGACAAGTTAGAAGAAATTGCGGCGTTACTGGGCTATGCGGATTGTGAAGTATTTCCCAAACAGATTGAAATACTTGCTGATAGAGGCGATACAGGAAATTTTTTAAATCTTCCATATTTCAATGGTTTATCAGGAATGCGTTATGCTTTCAATGATAATGGGGAAGCTTTAGATTTACCAGAATTCTTTGATATGTATGATACTTACGTACAATCAGTAGAAGAGATCAGTAATTTAAAAATAGAATCAAAGAAACAAGTAGATGAATTAGAGGACGGACCGCCTTGTTTACAAATGATGATGTCTTTAGGTATACCTGAAGGTGGACGAGATAATGCTTTGTTTCAATACGCAGTTTACGCAAAGAAGAAGTGGCCTGATGATTGGCAAAATAAATTAGATGAATTTAATTTAAGCTATATGCAACCACCTTTGGCTTCAGCACAAATACAAAAGACTGTGCGTCAACACGAAAGAAACGATTATCAATATAAGTGTAAAGATCAACCGATGAAATCACACTGTGCTTCTAGCACTTGTCGTTTTCGTAAGTTTGGTATTGGTGGTGACTTTCAACATGAGATGTCTGATTTAACAAAATATCAATCAGATGAATCACAATGGTTTTTAAATATTGATGGACGTCGTTTGTCTTTAAACACAAAGGATTTGTATGATCAGAATAGATTTATTCAAGCTTGCATGGATCAATTAAATATTATTCCTAACAGATTGAATCCACGTGATTGGATACAAAGGTTACAAGAACTTATCGCTAATGTAGAAATAATAGAGATGCCGAAAGAGATTACAAAAGAAGGAAGGTTTGATTCTCTATTAGATAGCTTCTTAGGAGATCAGGGTGAAGCTATGAATATAGAAGAAATACATATCGGCAAAGCTTGGTTTGAAGAAGGCATGGCTTATTTTAAATTAAACTCTCTACAAGACTTTCTAACTAAGAAGCAGTTTAAAGATTTTACTACAACACAGATGTCTGCTCGTATCAAACAAATGGGAGGGGGCGATATCAGAAAGAAAATAAAAAACAAGACTGTTTTTATGTGGTATGTACCGTACAATAAGACCGATAAACTTAATTTAGAAACACCGAATATGGAGGAAACATTACCGTTTTAAGGAAAATAATCTTCGGTCCGCCCGGAACTGGCAAAACAACCTATCTTTTGAATGAGGTTTTTGCAAAGGAGGTGGAGCAAGGAGTCGATCCCTTAAAAATAGGATACTTTGCATTTACAAGAAAAGCAGCACAGGAAGCTCTGATACGGGCTTTGACTAAGTTTCCCTCCATTTCTAAAAAGAACTTTAAACATTTTCAAACACTTCACAGTTTAGCTTATCATTCTATCGGTTTGTCCGAGGGTGATGTGATGAGCGATGAAGATTATCGTTATCTATCTGACAAGTTACAAATACGTTTATCAAATCCAAATCGTAAGATTAATACTTTAGGCGCAGGTTTTCCTGATGATCAGTTTACGGCATTGATTGACTTATCAAAAATCAACGGTGTAAGTATTCAAGAGCAGTTTCAACAACATGACGGACACTTAGAAGGTGGCTTATTAAAATTAGAATACATCGCAAAAGGTTTAGAAGATTATAAATTCGGTGGTAACAGTCCTCGTTTTAAGTTTGATTACACCGATATGCTCATTGAGTTCAACAAACGGGATATGAACGTAGGCTTAGAAGTAATAATTATTGACGAAGCGCAAGACTTATCTTGGTTACAATGGCAATTGGTTGAAAAACTGGCAAAAAAAGTAAAGAGAATTTACATTGCGGGCGATGATGACCAAGCTATTTTTAAGTGGGCAGGCGCTCGTAGTGATTTCTTGGTTAATATGGAAGGTCAAAAAATAATTTTAGGTCAATCTTATAGAATACCAAAGTCTGTTCAGCGTGTTGCTAACAATATTATTATGCCTGTATCGAACAGAGTGTTTAAAAATTGGAGTCCAAGAGAAGAAGAGGGGACAGTTAAATATCTACCTACGAGACATTTAAAACCATTATCGGATGGTGATTGGATGATCTTAGGTCGTACAAATTATATTCTTGATCAGGTAGAGGATTATTTAAAGTCTGAAGGTTATTACTACAAGCGCAATGAACAACGTTCAATTAGTGATCGTTTGTTTAAAGCAGTGCGTGCATGGGAACAATTACAACGTAAGAATTTAATAGACCTAGACGATGTAAAAAATATTTACTATTATCTTCCTAAGATCGAAAGAAGACATAAACAAATGCAGAATGTTCAGAAAGAAGTTTTCACATATGAAGAATTGGTAAAGGATCACGGTTTATATTTAGATAGAAACACACCGTGGCAAGAAGCTATGACAAAGATTCCTGAATCAAAGAAGTTTTATTTATCTGCAGTGTTACGTCGTGAGAGTGACTTATCTCACGAACCACGGATCAAACTGTCGACTATTCATGGCGCTAAAGGTGGGGAGGCTGATAACGTCATGTTACTAACTGATCTTTCTAAAAAGGCAGATGACTCTTATTGGAAAGATAAAGACGATGAACGTAGGGTATTTTATGTTGGAGTAACAAGAGCAAAAGAAAATTTGCATATTGTTCGATCAAATTCTAACAGAGAATTTTCCGAATTATTTCAAAGGGTACATTGATGGGCGTGCAATATCCACTTTTTCAGCCACCTAGTGAGTGGCTTCCTCCTGAAGACTTTCCTGATTTATCAGATGCAAAAGAAATTGCTATCGACTTAGAAACCTACGATCCACACATCAAGGACATCGGACCGGGTTGGGCAACCAACAAAGGATATGTCATAGGGGTTGCTATTGCTGTTGAAGGTTGGCAAGCATACTATCCTATTCGTCACGAAGGCGGCGGTAACTTTGATGAAAAAGTTTTTAAGAAATGGTTTCAAGTAGTTCTCAATACTTCTGCTGATAAAATATTTCACAATGCGATGTATGACGTTGGTTGGATTACTTGTGGTATGGGATTAAAAATTAATGGAAGAATACTAGATACATTGATTGCTGCTCCTCTCGTCAATGAAAACATGATGAGATATAGCTTAAATGAATTATCTAAACATTATCTAGGTGAAACAAAATCAGAAGCATTACTATATGAAGCCGCAAAAGAATGGGGAGTAGATGCAAAAAGTCAAATGTATTTATTACCACCAATGCATGTGGGACCTTACGCTGAACAAGACGCCGCCGTTACTTTAAGATTATGGAATCATTTACGCGTAGAAATCACAAAGCAAGAATTAACTAGCATATTTGATCTCGAAACAAGACTATTTCCATGCTTATTAGAAATGAAGAAGAAAGGAGTCCGGGTTGACATCAACAAGGCTGAGAGTGTTAAAAGCGAACTTCTTAAAAAAGAAAAGGGAATATTAAATCAAATTAAAAAAGATACAGGTTTTGAAATTAGTGTTTGGGAAGCTAGATCAATTGCGAAAGCTTTTGATGCTAAGGATATTAGTTATCCTAAAACACCAAAGTCTAATGAACCATCTTTTAACAAACACTTCTTGTTAACACATCCTTCGCCTCTCGCTAAGATGATCAATGAAGCTAGAGAGATAAATAAAGCAAGAACAACATTTATAGATACGATCTTAAAACACAATCATAATGGTAGGATTCATGCAGAAATCCATCAAATGCGTGGTGAAACTGGGGGCACAGTTACCGGGCGCTTTAGTTACAGTAGCCCAAATCTCCAACAAGTCCCAGCGCGCAATAAGGTATTGGGGCCATTGATAAGAAGTCTCTTCATTCCCGAAGAGGGAGGAAGATGGGGAACCTTCGATTACTCTCAGCAAGAACCTAGAATTCTCGTTCATTTTGCTAAACTTACCATGGGCGGTTTAAGAGGTGCTGACGAAGTAATAGAAGCATACGAAGAAACCGACGCCGACTTCCATCAGGTTGTGGCTGACATGGCGGGGATTGATCGTAAGCAGGCGAAAACCATAAATCTAGGTATGATGTATGGCATGGGTAAGGGAAAGCTAAGTAGCGAGCTCGGTCTTGATGTTGATGATACGTCGGCATTGTTTGAGGAGTATCACTCTCGCGTTCCGTTTGTCAAACAGTTAATAGATCAAGCATCGAAAAAAGCAGGTGATGTTGGAACGGTTAGAACTTTATTGGGTCGTGTCTGTCGTTTTGAATTATGGGAACCTAATCAGTTTGGTATTAATAAGCCTTTACCAAGAGCTGAAGCGGAAAGAGAATATGGGAAAGACATCAAACGTGCTTTTACTTACAAAGCATTAAACAGGCTAATTCAAGGTAGCGCCGCAGATCAAACGAAGAAGGCTATGGTAGATTTATACGAAGCAGGATACCTAGCACATATCCAAGTTCACGATGAACTAGATTTGAGTTTGTCAAGTGAAAAAGATGCAAAAGAAATAAAAAATATTATGGAAAACTGTGTCGAACTTAGGGTAAAATCAAAGGTTGACGTTGAAGTAGGTCCTAATTGGGGCCAAATAAAGGAATTGAATTTGCAAGATGAGTGAGATATAAAGATCGTTATGGGTATTTTTGGTTTTAATCTTCCTTATTCTAATGAAATGATAGAGATGGCAGAAAACCAAATAGGTATGTCCAAAGAAGATATCAGAAAGATTGATGATCCTGAGGAAAGAAAAAAGACCCAAGAGAGATTTAAAGAATTACTTGAAATTTTCTTAGAAGAAAAACTAAGCGGTACCGGGATGCCTACCAAAGGCGCCACGGGCGGTATGGTCGATAAGAAGAAGAAAGGTAATAAGATTGTTTCACCCAAGAAAAACAAAAAATCAAAACTAGCTGGACGTCTCGCAAAACGCGGGTACGGTGCGGCGAGAAAATAACAAGGAGTACATTATGGAAAAGATACATGATTTAGAGAAGGCACTCGCGTCTCTGCAAGCAACCTATCAAATAGCGTTGAAAAAGATTGAAGAGTTATGCGTAGACAAACAAGAAATGAGACAGGAAATTTTTAAATTAAAAGGGATGTACGAAGAATCAGTAAAGCAGCAGTGATTATTGATTTTGAGAAAGAAAGAAGAAAGAGATTTTATCCCGAAGAAGAAGGCTTTCACGAATACGTTCAGATTATTATTCCTCTTCGCAAAGACGGAGAGGAGCGACGTTACTTCGGCACAGACGTTTCATTTATTACCAACAGCGATTTCTTTCATGAACAGATGATGGACCATAAAATTAAATTAAAATTTCTTTCAAACATGCACAAATACTTTGAGGGTTTCGAAATCGAACTAAAAAATAATACCGGGGTAGACTTGGTAATGAATCACATAGACGGAATAGAAGAGGAAGAATAATGGAATTAACATATCACAAGATACCCGGATGGTTTAATTATACCGATTCCTATGCTCAATTGGCTAGTAATCTGCCTGACGGAGCTAAGATCGTGGAAATCGGATCATTTATGGGTCGCTCTACGCATTTCTTAGCCACCGCTTTTTGGAACGCGAACAAGGAAAACGTCAAGATTTACTGTATTGATACATGGGAGGGAAGCGGAAAAGAGCACGCTCACCTTAATTTAGACAAAATGTATGACACATTTAGAAATAATTTACGGTTTTTTATAGGCCGTGAGATTGTTATCCCTTTGCAAGGGCGCAGTGATAATCAAGAATTTTTAGACCGTTTTGAAGATGGTTCGATTGATGCCATATCTATCGATGGATCTCACACTTATGACGATGTATGCGATGATATTGATAATTGGTGGCCGAAGCTAAAGCCTGATGGTGTAATGATTGGGGACGATTATTACTTGGAAAGTGTTCAACAGGCGGTCGCTGATACCTTTAGAAAGATGAATATTGATAATAGAATTTACGTTAATTCTGCCTCAGAGCGCACGTGGTATGTAGCTAAAAACGGTAACGCTGAGGGTTATTATAAGGGAATTCCTAAGTAAAACTTTTAGTTGTGCAAAAACCATCCATGTAAATGGCGGGATTAAAGCTACGTAACTTAAATTGTTGAACAAAATAAGAACATTCTGAGACTGTTTCAAACTGCTCCTCCATGGGAACAGTAATACATGACTTTTTTAGCTCCAAAAAAGGGTCCTGTATGCACACGATCATTATTAATAATACCTTCATACTAATTTTATATATTATCTGTTGCCAAAATACTAATAATTATATAAGATTATCCCATGAATACCGCAAAATATAAGTCGGTCGCAGTCCGAATAGAAAGTTATAACAAAGCTGCTCCTATGGCAAAAGAACGTTACATGTCCATGGGATCGTTTATTCGTTATTTAATTGATAACGAACATGATAAATTAAATGGCAAGACGCCCAAACCGAACGGAGCCCACCATGAATCCAGAGTTGAAGAAAGCCATCAGTAACTTAATCACCTATGCCCGATATGATATCGGGGAAAATTTAGAAGACTCGATTAAAGTCATTGAAAGATGGTTTTTAATGAAAAAAATTAAAATAACTGATAGAGATCCAAAGTTTTTTGTGGAAAAAGAAGAATTTTAAAAGTTTGGATAGCTCACTCCTTACTTACTATCCCTTCTATTAGGCGGCATCGTTGTTTAGAGCTATCCCAAGCCCAGTATTATTTTCTCCGCAGTTAAAGTACGGGGGCGAGTCAAGATGAGTGGCGATGCCGTTTTTTAAATCCTAGAAAGAAGTTCGGGAGAAAGGTCGAAAGGATGATAGCTCAATACTTAGAAGACTTAGACGAGAACTATGTCGTCTACTCAAACATCACGGAACTTGGACCAATTGATCTCGTGGTCGTGAACTTAGAAACGGGAAAATCGGTCTTTGTTGATTGCAAAGGAACCAAGAGTAGTGAAGATCGTACCCATCTTCCTCCTAAAATTAGCGATCGTGAGAAATGGAAACATCTTGATCGTTGGTTTGTGATGATGAATGAGAAAAATGAGGTTCATATTCGTAGTAAAAAGTATCTAAAACACGAAAATATTATAAAAGAATTTAAAAACGCTTTGAAATAATCTGTAATATTACGTTAATTTTCTTGTGTTTTGATTAAATAGTTCAGGTACCACTGCGCTTTTTTTAAGTCCTCGATGCCGTTTTTCTTACGCCACCGAGTAATATATTTGACTACGTTGCCCTCGAAGTAATCTAATTTATATTCGCGAATGAAGTCTGATACTTCTATGGTCCCGCGGTAGTAGTTGGGATTGATCTTATCCTTCATCCCCCGCCTTCCCAAAGTTTATGCTCCTCTGAGAATTTTTCAGGCTCTCGATTTTCTTTTCTAGACTCAAGCCATATTTGTTCATTGCGCCAGACGTGACGGTAAGTTTCGCCGTATTTTTTGACGAATTCTGCTTCGTCCATGTTTTGAGCGTCCTCATCCATCTCCATTAACCACGCTTTTACCTTACCCATTATACCCCCTTTTGTTGAAAATGATAACTTCTTGGTTTTGTCCCTTTTGATAAAAAATATTCGTAAGCGTCGCCGATACCTTTTCTAACTGCTTTGATCGATTGATCATAAGCCAGTCTTTTTTCTTCGGTATCCCTCAGCCCGTCGTCTTTGTATTGGTGTAAAAACATACTTAGATATTGTAACGTTTTGTAATTTAACTTTATTTCGTATTGTTTACCCCTTCTTCCAAGAGGATTGTAAACCTTATTCATTATTTATCCTTTCATTATGGGATAGTAGCACACCTGTTTTTCTAAATCAACAATGGAGCGGGGACCATGGGTCAAATTAGGGGGGTACAAACATACTGGGGGGTATCGAAATACCCCCTCAGCGGCCCTTAAAACGACTTTATTCAGAAGGATTATAAATCTTTAAAATCATTCTGATCAATTGAAGCGCTTTAGCTAATTTATCGACCTGATCGTACGAACCTTTGTCGATACAATCTTCATTGAGCCATTCTTTAACTTCAATGATATATTTTTGCGCATGGTCTAATTTTTCCATCGCATGGGAATATCTAATCTCCATCCTTTCCCTCCCATAATATGTCAACGCTATCCACACAAGCATTGACTATCATTTTACGCGACGTGAAATCTTTATCGTACGCATAAAGTTGAACGTAAAAAACTTCGGGTAAATCTTTTTCGCGGGATTTACCGACGACTAATTTATAATATTTGCCGTCTTGTTTATATCCGATGTCCATACTATATCCTTTCTTTAAACTCCATTGTCCCATTTTTATGAGATAAAGTCAACGGTTAAAAAATTTTTTCTGTGGATAACTTGTAAAAAGATGGGATAACTTTTTTTATTTTTTTCTTGACATTGTCTTAATAATATGGGATACTAATAATTCAAGGTGCTAATACTTTGAGTATGAACATTTTAGGATGTTATACATGGTCGGTGGGGGTAACCTTAAAGTAAATTCAATCAATACTACTTGTTGCCCCCACCTCCAAAAAAATCCTTGACATTATCCTAATAATGTGGGATACTAAGATCATATCGGTGGCTGGTCCGTTGGAAAATGATATACGGAAACCAAGATGTAGCCACGAGGACGCAAAGCCTCTAGGAACCAGACTTTGGACGCCGATATAAAAATAATTACAAAATTCGGTGAGGTTCGCCATCGTGAGGGACACGAAACGGTGTAATACGTAGCGCTTGTGTAAAACACTGCTGTTTTGCTAGGTATGGGACAGCTTAAGGTGCCCGCGGAACTAGTTAAATTTGTAATTATCTTGTTCAGGTCCTCAATAGCTTGAGTCATACCTTCCGTTGAGGACTTGATCAAGTTACGCGGATCATGGCACATGGAACTTTTAAAAAGTTTTTTTGAAATTAAAAATGAAATTTTTTTCAAAAATGACGTAACCCACGTAACTTTTACATTAAGTCATTGAAAACACTATCTTTTTATGGTTACTTTTTGCCTTTTTTAGACGTAACCTTGACGTAACCGACGTAACCTTTCTCCCATACAATCCCATCACTATCTGAGGTTTCTCTCACGAATTAGAAAAATTAAATATATATATACTTTTTAAAATATATATAGAGATTTTGAAAAGCAGAAAAATAGTATATAAAACTAAACATGCCTAGAAATAGATCAGGTCTATCAAATAGACAACAAGCCTTTGTAGAAATCTTTTGCAAAGCAAACGGTCGATTGACTCCTACCGAATGTGCTCGAGAAGCAGGATACTCTGGTAAATCTGCCACGACGGCAGCATGCAATTTAAGAAACCCAAGATATTATCCTAAAGTTGTAGAAGCCATTGAACTGAAACAGAGAGAATATGCAGAAGCATCTAAGCTTGATGTAACAAAGCACATGAGAGAGATGGCACGGTTGAGAGATATGGCGGTCGAGAATGGTCAGTTCGCGGCGGCGATAAATGCTGAGTATCGTAGAGGACAAGCCGTCGGATTATATGTTGATCGTAAGGAAGTGGTGACAGGAAGTTTAGATAAGATGAGCAGACCTGAGCTCGAAGCTAAATTGAAAGAGCTTCGAGAAGGACTGATTGTTAATGGTGAGTATGACGTTATAGAAGATAATACAACAACAGTAGAAATAGAGTCAGAGCGATAAAAGTTATAAACTTAAATAGAAATAAAAACATAATTAATCCTTTCTTGACATCTGATATTATCTCATTATAATGGGATGTCAAGTAATAAGCGGAGGTCATCATGACATCAAAAGTAACTGTGCAAGAAGTTGGTAAGTTCGAGGAACTTAAACTTAAAACTTATTTGGAAATAAAAAAATTTAATTCAAAACTTCTTGAGAAATTAGAAGAACAAGGGATGGATAAATATTCTTTCCCTTTTGTAATAGTTGAGAGGTATAAATGAGAGCAAGAGAAGAAGTATACACAACAACAGACTACTCTAAGTTTAACTTAATCAGAGGTAATAGACCTATAAGAGAAGAAAGGGTAACTAGTCTAGCTAAAGATATTGATGCGATTGGACTAACTACCCCTGTGCTAATTTATTTCGATAAGAAAAAGCGTGAGTGGTATATAATGGATGGGCAACACAGAACTGAAGTCTGTAAAAAACTAAACATCCCAATTCGTTATATGATTCACAACAAAGAGTATAAGAACCATCGTGACTTATTAGAAGCGATCAGGATCATAAACAAGAACCAAAAGAATTGGGTTCCTACTGATGTTGGAAATTCATATTCAGCCACAGAATATGATGACAATTATGAGAGATATATGCAGTTAGTAAACATGGGTGTATCTCATTCATTTGTATTGAAAGCTTGTGAGGAGTTTTCAAAAGACGGTGAGTGCGTTGTTAATAGCAGAGCATTCAATAATGGTGAACTTCTAATTAGTGATGAAGTATTTGAGAAAGTTAAAATTCAAATATCAATGTTAGCAAATTCTAAGATTGATGACAAGATTTGGAACCGTCAATACTTTATACGTGCATTGATGAAGTTAAGAAGAATGGAAAACTTTGACGTTTATAAATTCGTCTCAAACTTCGAGAAGTATCCATACGAGTGGAAAAACTGTTATCAGGTTGATGATAACATTAGAAGCATTTTGCATGTTCATAATTATAAGAACAGAAAAAAAGCTAAATATTATTTCGAATAGAAGGGAGAAAGCATGGGAAGAAACATGGCAAGAGATATCATCGAGAATAGTTATTCTATCGATGATTTACATACGGCACTACATTTTCACTTAAATACAAATATGTATCCGCCATTGCCTCAGAAAATACAAGACAAGATAACAAAATTATTTCATAAATTTTGGACGTCAGGTTTTTCAGAGGAACGATTTATTAAAGTATGGGAACGAATAATAGGTGATAAGAGTGCAATACATAAATATTCATTTGATGAATTTTTAGTAACTGAAAGACTGTAAGGAGGTAATCATATGTCAAAAGTAAGTTCATATTATCAAAGCGCGAAAGAGGACATGGAGTATGATTTAGAACGTGTAGAAAACTTTCTAAAGAAGTGTTCTGAATTTGGTAATCATAGAAGCATATCAGCTAATGATCTGAATCATCACGACGTTCAATTATTATGTTTTCAATTTTCAAGCGAGATAATTGACATCGTGAAACAAAAGCGCGATCAATTAATTGACGAGATCAAGTCTTTAACAAAAGACTAAGTGCGACAGAAATAACTATTTACATTATCCCTTTAATATGGGATAATGTTTTTATTCGTGATACAGAGTAGCTCTCGGTATCGGCTGACTGAACAACTCTTTAACAGAGGGGTAAGGTACACTTGAGATGAAGTATGGGCAAATGCCTGAGGTAATCAAGGGTGGTTGTGAGTAGACATGGAGATATGTTCATCTGTAGTCGAAAGCTTGTGGGTGAGAAACTAATCCCACGCCTTCAGCGAATTTCTAGAAAGGTATATCATGGCAGAAAAATTTGAATCAGAGTATTACGTTGAACCACCAACGTGGTATGTTGACTTTTGTTCGATCACAATAGACGAGGACACTTACATAAAACTACAGACTAATTCAAAATTTGCTAGTGAATGGATCTTAGATAACGCTAAAATAGATTCAATTATAAGGGCATAATCATGAGTAAGTTTAAAGTATTTGGTTTTGAAAAAATCTATTACGAACGTGAGATTGAAGCAGAAAACGAAGAAGACGCCCGCACAAAAGCATTTTGTGACGTTCAAGAAAATCATTGGACTTTTTGGGATGATAAAGAAGGGGATATAGAAATACTTGACGACGTTGAGATTAAGAAGTGAGCGAAAGTAATTTCTATAAACAATTAAAGACTAATACGCCTCAAGTTTTGTGGACTAGAATTGAAAATAGACACGGTGGTGGAATTCCAGACTTGAACGGTTTGTACGAAGGTCATGACTTTTGGGTAGAGTTAAAAATTACAACGACCAATAAGGTGCGGTTGTCCCCTACTCAAATTTCATGGCATTACAATAGAAGTTCTCACGGCGGTAAAAGTTTCATTCTTGTAAAAAATACAAAAACTAAAGAGATTAAATTATTTGATAATTCCACCGTTAGATTATTAGCGGGGGACGGATTTGAAACAGATAGTTTGATCACTTTAAAACCACCATATGATTGGTCATTGTTAGTGTGTCATTTTAGACCTTGACTTTGTCCCATTAATATGAGATAGTAGCTTTATATCATACTGAGCGAATTGATTCATTAACGACGTATGATGTAATAATAAAGATATCAAAATACTGCCGACTGTGGATATACTGGGTCGGACTTGTTAGTACGGTTTCAAGGCTTGTATATTCTTTTATCTTTATGCGATTAGTTCGGGGTACCAAATCGTTAAGTAAGGAACTCTGGGTTTTTGTGCGTTTTCCCCCACCTAAAACGTAATAGATCAAAGTATGTGTAGCCCTATCCACATCACCAACAAGATAGAATCTATTGGTGAAAGGGACATCACTTAATCTTTGTGGCAAGTGGAGGATGCGCAAGGTTCTTTGATTGAATTTATTTGGGTGTGTAATCGTAATCCTAGGTTAATACACTTAATGCGTGAATACATCAGTTGCGAACGAATTCACCGCCCAATAAAAGTTTCCTCGCGGGAAATGAGTAGGAAAGGCATAAGCCGATAAGCGTAATGCATTGAGGTAGAGGTATATGTAAACCAAAAGCAGGCGGTCGGACGCCTACTCAAAGGTGTGTAAGACGATAAGGGGGGCACCTCAAAAAAGCCCCCAAAAAGATTTGACAAAAATACCATCCCATGTTATTA